CCCAACCCCGAACCCTTGCCCGCCCTCGCCGCTGCCGATCAAGCCGCCAAAAGTACGCCGGCAAGTCGTGAAGCTGACTTCGGACCAGCCCGATGCGCCCAGAGCGGTGCCACGGTGCAGCTTGCGGTAGTAATAGGTTGTTGCTGGGGCGAGCAGGCTACCGGGCATCGTCCAGGACGTTTCGCTGCTTGTGTTCGCGTAGCTGGATGCAATCAGCGTTCCTGTGCCGTTCGGTCCAGTGCGGACTTCGTGGTCGGCGTTGAGGAAGGTGTCTGATACACCAATGGTTGAAAACGCAGATGACGTGAACGTTGGGGCTTGACCAAGGCCGGTCTGGCCATTCGTCGGGCTGGTGATCGTTGGCGCAGAAACAGAGGCCGGCTGCACGGTGATGGCGACAGAGCGCAGGGCTTCACCGGCGGTGATGCTCAGCGCGAAACTCCCGGATTGACTTCCCGCAGTGTAGGTAATCTGGTCTCCGTTGATCGTGGCCGTACCGCCGGTGGCGCTCACGCTGTACGTCGTGGCACTGTCGTAGTTGGTGATCGTCAGGATGGTGGATTGCGTGACGTAGAGGGTTAGGTTGCCGGAGAGGGTGACAGGCTGGCCCACCTTGATCTCCATATCCCCGGAACCCAAAACACTTTCACCGTTGATTGTTTTGATCGACACCCCGCTAACAAGGGTTCCCTGCTTGGAATCCAGCGCAGTCTGCAGGCCTGTCACGTCGGTGATGGCGTGGGCGTGCAGGGCGTCCGCCTTGTCCTGTAGGCTCTTTGCCGTCACCCGGGCCTCCACGTGATCGCCCACGTTGAACAGCGAAGCCGCAGCGCCTTCTACGGCACGCTGCACGGTCAGCATGTTGTCCGTGATCGCTGTGACCTTGATGACCTCATGCCCGGACTCTTCGATGCCCGACTTCCGGAACAGCGTCAGCAGTAGGTAATCCCCGTCGCCCAGTGTCGGTAAGCCGGCCACACTGGATAGGTAAAGGTAGTTGTCCGCAGCCCCAAAGGTCTGCGCGACGGTCGCACGGAAGTTATTGACGAACTTTTGCGTCATGCTTTCACCTTGAGCTTGAAGTTGGGCCAGCGGACGCCCTGGGTATTCACGGGGTCAAACGTGACGAGGTAAGCGTTATGGCTACCCACGTCTGAATCTGTAAGGGCATCGCCGATCTTGATCTCGACGATGCCGTTTTCCTTCTCGACAAAGCGGACCAGGCCATCAGAGGCGTTCTCCGCAAACAGCCTGCCGTTCGAGAGGTGCAACTCGTACCCCGTGATGGACAGCAGACTGATGGGCTCACCCGCCCGCAGGAGTTGCAAGCTGAAGGTGTTGTTATGCCCTGCGAAGATTGTCTCGATGACCATGGCCCGCTCCTATCAGTCGTTGATCTGGTAGAACAGATCATCCACGGTGACGTTGGCGCCCACACCGGTCACAGTCTTGCCCGTGCCGTAGTCGCGGGCCATGAGGATGGTGCCCGTGTTGTCCGGGGTGGTGGAAAGCACAGCCCAGCGCAGAGTGTTCCAGTTGTCGGCCGTGGTGGTCCAGGTCTGGTCCGCCAGACGAGCGCGAATACCGCCCGTGCCAGGTTCCACCGTCCAGTCGCCCGGGGCCAGGGTCTTCACGGCATAGCCGGAACCTGCCTGCTCGTGGACGGCGATGTCGCCCAGGGTGGTGGCCTCGACGATGTTGGCCTCATCCTTGTAGAGGCGCAGGTAGAGATTTACCGGCGCAGCGCCGGCAGAGAAGTAAGCGCCCAGCAGGGCCGTGCGCAGTTCAGCAGAAACAAGATTTGCCATTTTCAGGTGTCCTCATAAGGGGTGGAGATTTCAAGCACCGCAGTCGCCGATTCGATGCTCAGCGCCCAGGTGTTAAGTCCGGGGTCAATAAACCCCGTCACGATGTCGCTCCCAGTAGTGGCACTGGATGAGACGCCGTAGTTGAGTACGGCCTGCAGGCGCTGGTTGGCCCCGGCATCGTCAAAACTGGCAAAGCCACCGGTCAGAATGACCTTCGTGCGCAGCATCGAACCCACACCATCGCGTGTGGAGATGCCGTTGTGCAGGATGGCCGTTGCAAACCGCTCAGCGCCCACGGTTGCCGTGGAGATGGAACCGCCTTGCAGCCGTGCAGACGCCGTGAGGTGTCCTCCGAGAGACGTGTCACTGGTTTGCCCGTTGTGGCTCAGAACGGCCTGCAGGCGCTGGTTGGCACCCATATCCGCCGTGCTGTAAATGGCGCCGGTCAGCATGTTGATCGTGCGCAGCACGGCATGAAGTTCTGCGCTTGAGGTAAGCCCCGATTGGAGCCTGGCGTTGATGCGATGAAGACCTGATGCCCATGCGCTGCTGGACAGGCCGCCCTGGAAGCGGGGGAACGTGCGTAAGCTGGCGGTGGGCGAGCCATTCGAGGCCACGCCATAGTTCAGGTGGCTGCTGATAACGCGAAGCCCTGAGAGCGCCGCCGGTGACCAGATACCGCCTTGCAATTTTTGGGAAGACCGCAGCGGCACGCTATCCGTAACGCTTACCGCCGACACGCCGCCCATCAGGCGTGCCGAGATGCGTGCTTTGCCCCCAGCGGTTGTCCCGCTGTACAGGCCGTCATTGCTGCGCGGTGAAATTCGGATCTGGGCGGTGAAAGCCGTGTTGCTTTCCGTTCCGCCGTCCAGTTCAGGGCTGATACGTAGCGCCTTGGATCCCATGGTGCTGACCTGCATCAGGCCGCCTTGCAGCATGGGGCTGACAGACAAACCCTGGTACAAGTTGGACCATGAAACCACGCCATTTGACAGGATGGCTTGCGTTTTCAGGTAGCCATCCAGGGCCGCAGGGCTGAAGACTCCGCCATCAAAAACAAACCCAAGATCAAGATCAGCGCTGACCTGGCTGTTCGACTTGATGCCATCCGCCATGAGCACGACGCTACCCACAAGGTAGCCACCAGCATAAGCCGTGGATTCAGCGCCGCCGTACAACCCGCACGAGATCAGATGACCTCCACCCACGGTATTCGTGTCGCTGACGAGATCCGCAAACAGCATGGGGCTGGACTTCAGCTGCCCACCAAACCCGGATGCGGAATAAACCCCACCAGTCAGTCCGTCGGCGCAGCCGAGATTGCCCCCTACGCTCCCGGTTCCGGCAATACCGCGCTGTAGATTGGCGGTGTAAAACTGCTTGCCACCCACACGGCTGGTAGCTTCGACGCCACCTTGCAAGCTGTTATTGACCCGACCTGCGGCCTCGGCGCCGGTTGAGATACCTCCGGTCAAAATCACACTGGCAACCAGTGCCGCCGTTACCCACGACGACACCGAAGCCCCGCCGCTCAGCCTGGCGTTATTGCCGGATACTGCTGGCCCGTTTAGCGTGAAGCCGTTGATCTGACCGGTGTTCATCGCGTCACTTCACGATGTTGGGGTTGCCCAGCACGTTGTTCGGGTTCTGCGCTTGCTCGGCCTGCGTCTTGACCCCCAGCGAAGCCATGGCCGCCTGGTAGTACGCGGCAGCCAGCTGGGCGTTTTGGGCATATTCGGCGTCCTTGGAGTAGGCGCGGTAGAGCATCAGGTTCAGGAGTGCATTGGCGTAGATGTCATCCACCTGGATCGTGCCGCCAATGGCGCAGTTGATCGGGTTGCTGGCGTATATGACCTCAACGTAATGCGCCGTGGAAGGAGCCTTGGGATAAACGTAGAAGGTTTTTGGGTCTCGGGAGTCGAAGCAGTAATGCACGACCTTTCCGGCTGTGTTGGCTTCGCTGTGCCAGCCAGGGCGCTGCGCGTCCAGCACCTCGCGGGATGTGATGCGTATCGCATCGCCATCTTGGGTACCCGAGGCGCCCATGTTGCGCGTCACGTCGATCAGCATGATCCCGTCTGCTGGGAGTGACTGCTTGGTGCGTCCGGCCGTCAGTTGCGTGGAGACGTTCTTCACGCTGGCGTGCGGCTTCAGGAGCACCACTTCGCGCTGGGCATCGTTCAGCCAGTTCAGCCACTCGTCCTGCGTCCAGCGCACATACGTCGCGTCCTGAGCCACCATGGCTGCGCGACTGATCAAATTGCTTACGGTAAGGGTTGCCATGGGGTTTCCTTTTAGGGGCAGATCTGCGCAAGCAGGGTTCGCTTGCCACCGCCGAGGGTTGATTCAGCCTTTGCTCTGCCGATTTCTTGCACGAAGACGCCATGCCAGGCTGCAGCCGCGCCTTGGATGTACCAAGGCATGGTTTCAGTGCGCTGGAGGCGGAACAAAGCGCCTGCGACGATGCCTTCGCGCCACCGGTCCAGTTCTGCCGGAATCGAGCTTGCGGTGGGTTTGACGGTCAAAATCAGGCCGATGGATGCCAGCATCTGGCGGTTTGTTGCCGGGCTGATGCGCAATCCTGACTCGGGGTCCGGCCAGTACCATTGAGGCGTTCCTCTGTTGTCGGTGGGCGCGTCCTGTGGCTCGATGGGGGCAAGCAGGTCGTCATCAAGGCGGACATAGGCCACATCAAAAAACACGGTGTCCCGGATGGTCGGATCAATGTCGATGCTGTTCGCGCCGGCTGCAATCGAGACAGGCTCCTGCCGCTCAAGCAGCACCCGTGATTCGCGGCAGAATTCATCCGCCGCATCCACCACGGCCTGCTGTGCAAGGGGGTATGAGCACCCCGGCACATGCGGTAGGACACGCGACAGGTACTGATCCAGGGTCATACGACCTTCTTGCCCATCTGCAGGCGGATCTGGTTGCGGGCTTCTTCAACCTTGAGGTTGCTGGGCAGCACGATGCCGAAGTTGCGGTGTGCGTATTCAGTCAGCTGCGCCTTGGTCATGGCATCCAGATTGGCGAGCGGGGGTTCATCCGCCTGCTCTTCTTCCTTGACCTGCACGGCTTCGATGGCCTTGGCCTTGTCATCGCGCACGAATTCAGGATGCTGCAGCAGACGCTCCGCCGCTTCTGCGCTGACCAGCACGGCGCTATTGGGGTGCCAGACCCCGCCAGACCCGTACAGGTTGTCGCGCCATTCGGGCCGGTCGCCGATGTACTTGACTTTGATCTTGTCCATTCAGATCTCGCTTGATGAGTTTTCTGGACAATAGGCAAGACCCTGAATCAGGGGTGTCCTTGCATGCACACAATGAAAAACGGGGACCGAAGTCCCCGTCTTGCGTTACTGCGTAACGATGGCGCTTAGAGCGCGACCACAGAATCCACCGCGATCACGCCATGGTCGGTGGTTACACCGTCCATCTTGAAACGCAGCTTGGACTTGCCGCCCATGGTGTCACCAGCAACCTCGAGTGCGCGGTCGAAGTTGTATGGGTTCTCCATCCAGTTGGTGTGGTAGTCGGAGCCCTGGTTACGGCCATAGACGTTTGCCAGCGCCTGGCCACCCAGCAGCAGGCCGCGATCCACGGCATAGCTGGAGGTAATGGCTGCGGCGATGGCCTGATCGGTCTCGGTCGCCGTTGCAGCGTTGGCGGAGGTAACGATCTTGGTCGAAGCGCCCGTGCCGAAGCGAACAGCGCGGTTCATCTTCTTCACAAGGATGCCGTTCCACATGCCCACTTCACCCTTGAACAGCGGGTGCTTGGAGCCGTAGGAAGCACGGTTCCAAGCGTTCTGCTGGAAGGCGCGGATGCTGGTGGCCGAAGTGCTGGTCAGCAGCTTGCTGTACTGGCGCGGTGACAGGTACAGCACCCACATTGGTTCATCAGCAGCGGCCGGGTCATCTGCGACCTTGACGGGCTGCAGCGGGAAGGTCATTTCATCCAGCAGGGTGCGGATGTTGTCGATGTGCTCCAGCGTCAGCACGTCCGTGGTGGCCACGCTGCCAAGATTGGCGCCACCCTGGCTCAGAGCAGAGCCCTTGACCACGAAGTGGCGGTCATAGGTGGGGGCCTTCACGTCGTTGATGCAGATGGCGCCAAAGTCGGCGTCGCTCTGCAGCGGCACCACCCAGTCAGAAGTGGCTTCAGTACCGCGGGCGCCGGCCAGATGCACCAAAGAAAGCTGGTCATCGAGGCGGGCGAAGTAGCTCACCAAGTTGGCCATGGCAATGCCGCGCAGGTCGTGGCGGGTGCGCTGAGCCGTCATTTTGCCGCCCACATCCACCACCTTGGTCAGCAGGTCGATTTCCACGTCCATGCTGGAGTTGGTCAGCGCGACGCCAGTGCCTTCGGCATCAGCATCACCGACGATTGGCTTGCCGCCGATGGTTCCGAACATATCCACGCTAATCTTGTCGCCGGCCGTCTTGGAGAGGTCGGTGACGCGCACAATGGGCATATCGGGGCTGGTCTGGCCGCGCAGCTTTTCCTGGCGGCCTCGTCGCCAGGGGCTGGGCCGGTCAAGGCGCGAGAGAAGCCTGGTTGTTTTTGGGTCTGGGCAAACAGCGCCACAGACATGAGCTTCATCGCCAGCGGGGAATTGCTGGCTACAGTGGTAGCAAAGGCTCCGGAAGAGGCCATGGTGGTACTCCTATATCAGATGATCTGCGGTCATCCGAGCCGGTTCAGGAGGTTGTTGATCTGGTCCGGGGTCATGGTCGCCAAGCGGGCGCCAAGCTCCTGCGGACTGCGGGACAGAATTTCCTCAAGTTCATCGCCTCGGGGAGGCGTGCCGCCCGGCATTTCGCCAATGGTACGGGGCTGGATAGGCTCTGCCGCCTCAACAGCTTTCCTGACCTTCTCGGTCATGGTTTTGGTGTCGGCCTTGGGCTTGAAGCCTTCGGGGAAATCCGTAGGGCCATAAATCGCCTCCACGACCTGCACCACTTTTTCAAAGCGATCACGCATCGACAGGTTTTTATTCACCGGCAGATGTCGCAGCTGTTCATCCGCAGCAATTGCCGCTTGCCAGCGGTCAGGATCTGCCGATTCCCAGTAGCGCAGGTGGGGATTTGCATCCACCTCCGTCCGGACGCTGGCAGCCTGCTGTTCGACAAGCTGTTGCTGACGTTGAAGCTCGACTCGCTCAACCTGGGTGAAACGCTCCTGGAACTGGCTGACACGGGCCTCAAGCTGCTTGGTGTATTCCACCAGGGGCTTCAGGGCCGGGAAGTCGGCGAGCAGGTCTTGTGTCCCCTCTTCGCTGACGATTTCCGCCATTTCACTTTGCTCAACCTCGACGCTTTTCCCTGCAGCCACCTTGCTTTCGATGTCCTGCATTCGTTGCGTCAGGTCCTGCAGCATCCGCTCCGCTGCCACGCGTTTTTCCCGCTCGGAGGCGAGAACAGCGTAGGGGATGGTGTGCTTGCCATCCTTGCTGGCAATGGGGGCCGGAGTTTCTTCCGTTTCCTTCTCCACCTCTTGCGCTGACGGGCTGGACGGAGCCTCTGTTACGTCCGATTTGTCGTTGCTGGTATCGGCGTCTGCGGTGCCATCTGCTGCTTCCAGCAGGGCCTGCAGCGCGCCCATATCCTCGGGGATTTGGTCCGGGTTTTCCAGGTAATGCTCAATATCCTTGTCCATGCGTGTTTTCCTCTATCGGTTGGGAAGCCGTAGGGCCGTGTCGCTGGCCCAGCGTTGGACAGAGATATACCGTACTCATTGGGTCAGGGGTGTCCTTGCACGCTCACTTCTCCAGGCCATACGGCGCGGCAGATGTCGCTGTCGCTGGCGTGGCCGTCAGCCGCTGCTGCCAGGCTTCCAACTTCAGCCGCGCACTCGCTGAATACGGCAAGCGCGGTGTCGGCTGTGTTGCGGACGGCATCTGCGGAAGCGTTGGACAGGTCGGCACGGAGGCCGGCAACGGTGTGGCGCAGGCCGGCAGCAGCACCAGCAGCAGCAGCGGCGTCCAGCGCCAGTTGTTTTCACGTTTGCGGGCATCTTCGACTCCTAATTGATATTTGGTTTGCCACTCATGTTCCTGGCGGCGGGCCATCTCGAACTGGCTCGCGTAGGCTTTGGCAGCCTCCAGCTTGTCCGAATCGCACTTGCCGGTTGCCAGCCCGTGCCCGACGTAGAAGCCCAGCATGGCGGATACTGCGGCGGCGATGATGTGGGTGTAGGGGCTCATTTACGCGCCTCCAGCAATCCTGTCCGGGTGCCTTGTTTGTCAATGGTGAGGAACTGGCGGCGGGGGGATGGGTTTATCCCCAGATGCACCCAGCGGCCATATTCATGAATCACTTGATCCACTTCGATGCCAGCGCGGCGGATGGCTTCGCAGACTTCGAGCGGGGTGCCGAAATCGGGGCAGGTGAAATCCACCGCTTGCCCGGTCATGTGGGCTGAGGTGCGGGAGCCGCCCACGGCTTTATTAACTTCTGGGCTGCGGAATCCGCTGCTGATCTTGATGGGGTGGTTGCCCAGCACGGAGCGAACCTTCTCCAGCGTTGCGGCCAGCGTGACGAGGAAATGTAAAGCAGTGGGGCCGGGGATGTTGTCAATTCCGGTGCTGGTGCTTGTCAATTCCGTGAGCGTGAATGGGGGAGAGTCGCATCAGTCGTCCTTCCTGCGCCGTGGGTGATGGTCGGGGTGATGGTGCATGTGACAGGCGGTCATGAGCGCACCCGCCACGGCGCAGAGCGCGCCCATGGCGATGATGAGTAGCTCGGTCATTGCTGCGCCCTCCCCTCCAGTACCCGGCCCAGCAGGCGCTCTAGCCCGGCGGTGCCCAGGCTGGCGAGTGCTGCGGCTACGCCGACCTGGCCGAGAATCGACAACTCCGGCACCCACACCAGCACGGCCCCGGCGGACATGGCAACGCCACCCGTGCAGATGGCGCGGCCGATCACCACGGTCCAGACCCAGGGCTCCCGGCTTTTGAGGTGCTGCCCCACGGCCAGCACGACGCCGATGGAGGCGAACAACGTCGCCTGGGTGAGCTGGTTCCATGTCTCGCTGAAACGGTCAGGCATGGCCAACCCCCTGAGCGGTGGATTGTGCCTGCTGCTTGCTGCCCGCCTTAATCTTCATGTCCGCCGCCTTCAGCAGCTTTTCAAATTCAAACCGCTCCCGCTCAAATCGCAGCCGCTCACTATCCAGCGCTGCGTTTGCCTGAATCTCTTGCAGCTTGGCCTGCTCCATGCGCTTGGCCTTCTCCAGCTCATCTGCCAGTTTCTGTAGTTGCGCCTGTTGCTCCTGGATCATCTGCTGGCCTTGCTGGATTTGCGCCTGTAGCTCAGGCGGAATCTGGGGCTGATCCTCCTCTGACAATCCCAACGTCTTTCGCACCAGTTGCGCCATTTCCTTGCGGTCCGGCAGGTCTGTCGATTCTAGGAAATATGGAATGAGCGGCGCCTGTACTTGAGGCGGCAGAGACTTCAGCACCTCAGCAATCTGGCTCATCTGCTGTTGTCGGTAAGATGACGTGCTGGGGATGTCTGAGAGCGCCACCTTGAGGCTGACGCGGGTCACGTCGTTTTTTTTGTAGGTCATGCCGGTGATGGGATCAACCGCGGGCTGATTGAGAATAACCTCATGCACCTGGCCAGACTTCTCCAGCCGCACCTTGATTGCTTCCTCGCCCGCCATGTCCTCAATCAGCAGATCCAGCAGCAGCTCGCCCACCAGCGAGGCTGCATAGCGATAGTTGTCGTTGATGTCTGCGACCGAGTTGGTGCCCTGCTCCACCAGGCTGTTGATAGCGAGGCCGGATTTAGCCTGGTCGCCACGGCCCATCATGGCGTTGTAGATGCCGGCGACGCGCTGAATGGCGTCCTCAGAATCCCGCATCACCTCGAACTGCTGACTCGCCAAGCTCAGGTCGGTCTCATAGCGTATTGCGTTGGCATTGGCCCGTGAAGGGTTGGTGACAATGACCGCATCCGGGCGGGAGACCTCGCGCACCAGGTCTGAAAAATCGTTGTACTTGGTATCCAGGGAGTCCGAATCTGCAATCACCCGCTTGCTGGACAGCAGCCAGAGCAATTTTCGCCGGCGGGCATTGACCTCGTCCTGCATCGGGATCATGTCGCGCACGACACCATAGGGGATGCCGGTACGGTCTTCGCGGTATCCCCAGAACGGCACATAGGGGAATCTGCGGCGCTCGGTCTCCACGTCCGCCAGCTCATGCGGCCCGATGAAAAACGCCACATGGAGCTTGGGGACGACCGTCTTTTTAGGCCGGGTGGTGCCAGAGGCAACGGCCAGGATATGCGCCTCGTTATTCGGGTCGAATGTGACCTTGCGGCCATTCGGGAGCCTGATGATCAGCGCCTGCTCGAACGTCCGATACCAGACCTCACGCAAGAGTGCGAGGCCGGCTTCCCGATTGCGCCACTCCTCATCAATCCAGCTGGTGCGATTCTCCCGGTCAAATGCGCGCTGCAGGCCCTCGTTCTCCATGGCCATGTCGTGCCAGAGCGAATCCCAGCCGCTGCAGGCCGCCTTGATGGTATCGGCTTGGTCCGGAAAAACTGAGCCAGCTGGGCGGATGGATACCAGCGCTCGCGCACTAGCCATTGCGCATCGGACAGATCAGCACGCCGGGCCGACCAGTCCCAATAGATTTCGTTGCGATGCACCGACTCGACGCGGTACGGATACCCAATCGGGTCTGGAGAGCGGCCCACCTCAACCCAGCCCAATCCGGACTTGATCTGGTGCGCGTAGGCTTCCGACTTGGCAGAATCGGCCCTTGATTCTCGCTCTGCTTCCTTCAGCTTCTGGTTCAGGGCTTCTGCAACCTGCTGGCCGTCTTCCGTGTCAGCGGTCAGCACCCAGTCGCTGCGCTGCTTGGCCTCCATGCCCAGGAGCGCATTGATCGTGGGCTTGACGATGTTGGCGATCAGCTCGCCCATGCCCTTGCTCTCCAGATCGGCCGCGTCTTCCGGGCTCAGCTGTTTGCCGTCGTAGTAGTCAGCGCATTTCTGGGCATCGGAGCGCCATGTCGGCTGCAGTCGTATCTGATCCCGGATTTTGTCGATGTCGATAGCCATGCGTCACGCCCAGATCATGAGCACCCGCAGCGTTGCGCCTGTCACGACTGGCGCTATTGCGCCGACGTTGCCGCTGTATTTGATGTACCGCATGATCTGTACCTCCAAAAGATTCGCGAAGGCTACCGAGTCGAGATTAACAGGGGCACCCTTGCATCAGCCGGCACGCCAGTTTGAGCGAGTTGTTGTGCGCAGCTTCCTGAACGACTCCACGCTGCCTGACGCGGCAGAATATGGCGTGGCGAACGTCAGGGCCAGGGCATCCGCGCTGTCGGGGGATGAGATGCCACGCTTTCGCATCTGCTCTTTGCTCTCCAGCTTAATGCGCCTGGAGCTGTCGTAGGTGTATTGCGGCGCGGTCAAGTCGGCTTCCAGGGCGTCATCGTCCGGGATGGCGTTTGGCTGGTCCTCAAACCAGCGCTTCATCTCGCCCCAGATTTCATCCCTGCGCAGGCCGTAGATGTCTGACTTGATGGACCTTGCCGCCGAAATGCACGCGGGTAACCGGGATAGCCCAGCTCAATCAGACGATCCGCAACACCTGAACCAACGCCGGTGCAATCCACATTGATGGCGTCCGGCTTCCAGGTGTCGGCCGCTTTTGCCACCAAACCGACCACTTCCATCGGGCCGCGCTTGTAGTAGCGCAAGATGGGCTCGACCTTACGGCCATGGCGCATGGCGATGGCGGAGGCGTCATCACCGTATTCGGCTGGATCAACGCCCATGATGCGCGGCCCAGTGGGCTCGACATTGCGCCGCTCGATGGCCCGGGCCTGAGAGACAAGCGCCGGGTCGATCAGCGGGTCTCCCGAGACGCGCCGGAACGCCAGATTCACCGTGGCCGGGTATTCCTGGTCGAACAGCGCCACGTCACCCCGGAAATCGTCCTGGATCTTGCGCCGGCGCCACAGCATCTGCTCCGGCCGCAGCTGGTAGAGCTGGGCGTAATCCCGCTCATCAGCATCCAGCTCGAATCCTTGCGGGGTTTCGGTCTGGTATTCCTCCTGCCAGAACCATGGCACGAAAATCAACCGGTAATCGCCCTTGCCCTTTAGCGCATCCATGCACATGCTGTGAAACATGTTGCCGACACCGTTGGCCGTGGATTCAAGGATGACTTCGGTGCCGGGCATATCGGGCACGGCCTGGCCGAGACCGGCCATGTGGTCCTCTGCATTGGGCCAGAACGCGGACTCAGAACCATGGAAATACTGGATCGTGCGGCCTCGACCGACAGACTTTGATCCAGCAGTGGCCACGATGTACCCGGAATCCAGCTCCGAGAATTTCAGCTCCTTGGCCGAGGCCGCAGATGTCTTTGGCTTCAAGGCATCCGGGCACAGGTCGTGATAGCGTTTGGTCATGTCGAACAGCGCATCCGTCGAATCCTGCAGGTGGGTCAGGATCAGTGCCTGCTTTCCCAGGTTCAATGACGTGCGCCAGTAGTAGCGGCCTTCGATGTACGTCGACATGCCTTGCTGCCGCCCCTTGAGAACAATCGCCCGGATCTTTCCGGTCTCTTCCATCTGCCTCTGGAGCTGGGCATGGACATATGCCTGGGCCGTGTTGAGCTTGAAAGGGTGGATCTCGCCGCTCTTCGTGCGAATCTTCAGGGCGCGCGGGGCATAGTGCAGGAAATCGTCCCTAAAAGGCTTGATGGCCTTCGCCAGCTCAGACAGATTGTTCATTCAGTTCCTTCAGGGCCTCGACCGCGGTGACCGTGACGTTCGCAGAGACTTCGGCCCGCGACAGTTTAGGGACGTGGTATTCAAGGGCGCGCAGGTACAGGTCCAGCCTCTTTGCTGGGTCATCTATCTGATTGAGCCATTCGCTCATCTTTTCCACGTTCTCCTGCGCGAACACAGCGATTGCCTCGCGCACGTCACGGGTGACTTTGTTGGTCGATCCTTTTTTCCTGCCGCCGGTCTTTATGCGTGGTGCCATAGTCTAAAAACATCTAATTTAGATTATTGATAGCTTCAACATATATCACATGTCTCTGCGCATGGGTAACGTGATAACCCGATGTATCCGTTCCGCTGGATCCTCTCAGATGATCCAGTTCATATATCGGGCAAGAAATCCGTCTTCGGTGCCTACAGGCTCTGTTTTGTGCCGGTAGATTGTTGTGTATTCCCGGGTGCGGTGTCGGCCCCTGTAGGGCACCACGCGATACTCCACGACGCCTCTCCTGGCCAACCGTCGCAGGGCGAATGCCACACGCCGCCATGGCATACCGCATTCTTCTGCGGCCTGGCTTGCAAGCATCCATCTGCCAGTGGAGACCAGCACGGCAATCGTCACGAATTCAGCCTTTTCTCTTTCAGCCATTCGCTTCGACATGACTCACCCCGATCTTTACTGGCGTCAGCGAACAGGACGATACACAGCAGCCCAAGTAGCCCAGAAGCAGCCGATGGCTTCCAGGATGATGATGGCGGGCATGATGGCGAGGCGGGTTGCTTGGGCGATGCGCCAGGGGGTTTGGATGGATGGTTTCATGGGGTTTGTTCTTCCGTTGGTTATTTTGATTACCGCCGACAGTGCCGACATTTGCCGACAGGGGTGTCGGCGGCTATAACCCGCGTGGTTGCTGGCTTAAATGAATAACGCCTACAAAAACACACTAGTTCCTGTCTGTATATTTCAAAAGACGGATTTAGACACTGACACGCACCCTGTCGGCACGTCGGCGTATTCTCTGGAAGCCGCGCCCTGTCTGGGTTATAGCCGCCGACAGGGGTGTCGGCGTTTGTCGGCGTTAATTGCACAGCGCCACCCATGCTTGCCGTGGTTTGCCGCGCCCTGAAACGGACGGTAATTCAACACGGGCGATGTCTTCGGTGAATGCCAGGGTGTTCAGCACGTTGGTTTTGCCGCGCATGTCCAGGCTGCGGAATCGGCGGCTGACCTTGTTGATTTCCCGCTCTGACATACCGCGCTCTCCGGCGTTGCGGATGGTTTCCAAGACCTGTTTGCACAGTGCTTCGAATTCTGAGTCTGCCACGCTGGTTTAAGCCGCTCCACGGTGCGCATGGCGTAATGCCTGACGTATTCGATAGCCCATGTGGCATGGGCGGCGCAAATGGCCTGGAAGCCGTCGGAAACTGCCACGATCAGCGAGAGCTTCATCGCCATTTCATTGCAGCGCCCGAACATTTCGGCGAGTCCGTCTTGCTCATGCTCGTCCATCATTGCCACACAGTCGCGCTCGAACAGGCCAAAGCGCTGCATGGCCTCTGGCCGGATGGGTATGGTGGTGGGCGTGGGTGACATGCTGGGTGACACGTCTGGATTCACCAGGGCTGTGGCATCGGCCTGGCGAGCCTTGGCGGCCCAGTCGATAACGCTCTGGGGAATCTCGCGCTTTGCAGCGTGTTGCCCCACCTGGCGTCCGATGTCGGATTCGACGATCAGGAAGCGGTTGAGGAAACCATCGCGGGCGGCTGCGGAGCCGACGGCATCAAAGAATGTTTCCGGCGTCGTCATGCAGAGCATGGTGACGGCTGGATTTCGTACTGTACGCTCCTGCATCCGCTTTGATTCCACGTCGGACATGCCGAAGGTGCTGTATCCCTGTGGGCGCATGGCGCCGTCGTTGCGTCCCCATACCTCCATGAGGGCGCGCAGGGTGCCGGCGCTCCTGAAATTGTTTTTGACGGCGGCGCTCTCCAGCACCTTGCCGAATTCATCAATACAGCAAAAGTGAGTGGGCTGTCTGCACAATGCCGACAGCAGGCCGGCATCGGAGGTATAGCCATTCGGGCCGATCAGATGCTCCAGGCCACAAGCCTGCAGCAGATGCTCAACCGCCCACTTGCCGTGTTCCTTGCCGGAGGCTGACTTGCCGATGTTCAGGAAGAACATGGAAGGCCAGTTACGGTGGTCTGTGACGAATCGGCGGCCCAGGACGGTAGCGCCGAAAGCCAGGGCGGCCTGAACGGCAAACTGTGCTGGGGCTTCCTGGCTGTGCCATTGATCCAGTCGCAGGCTTCCCCCAGCACACCGGGGATGCGGTGCATGCTGACGGGCGCGATGGTCTTGACGGGCACGGCAGCAATCTGGATGGAATCGACCGGAACCGGCGCGGTTTCGCGGACGGCATTGGAAAGCGGATTGTTCCAGCCGTTTTCCTGAGCCAGCCAGAAGATGGATTCAAAGTTGAACTGGCCCGGCTTGAACGAGCGCCAGACGCGAATCAGATCCACAGGGTCGAACTTTTCGGACTTTATGGACCACTCGCGCCACAGGTCAAAACCTGCCTGTCCGATGGGGCAAAGCGCCAGACCGAATTTCACCCACAGATCACGGTCATCAGACGGGATGCCGGCCATGGCGCTACGCAGCTCCTCCAGTTGCTCATGCGAAGCAAAGCGGCTGGATATGATGCGCGGGCCTTCCTGCGCGATGGCCGGGGCAACAGCCAGGTTGCGCAGCCAGTCCGGCAGTGGAGACGGTATAGCGCCTTCCAGTGGGTCTGACGATGCCTCCCAGTCGTAGATACCGGACGTGCCATGTGTTGGGGCCAGCACGATGTAGCCATTGCGCTTCACATCCACGCCCGGGCCGAGTTTGCCGGGCAGGGCGATTTCGTTATCGGCCGCCAGCTTGAAGAGGCGGTGTTCGCCGCCGGCCTGAGTGTATTGCAGCACGTCAGACGACAATGGACCATTCCTGGCCTCGATGTCGTCCATCGTCTCGAACCCACCATTACGCGGGTCAATGTCGATCGCCACCATGCCGGACGGCTTGAGGAATACAGCCACGCCAGCGTCAGGCATTTGCGCGTACCAACGGCGAATGGTGGCCTCGTCGGTGGTGGCATCATCCTGGCCACGCGGCACGATGTGGCTGACCGGGTGCTTGGCTGGTGAGTTGCACAGTCGGCGGCACTTGCACTTGCCGTTCTGAGCGCCCCAGACCGGGAAGATGTGCCAGCCCAGGGCAGCATAGCGCAGGGCGAAATCAAGGGGGCTACCGGGAACGGGCTTGGCGCTGTCGATGGGGACGATATTCATGGTTCAGACCTATCCAGACCGCATAAATGGGTGGGGCGGGTAGCGCGGTCTGAAGACGCTACCGGGCTGGCCGGCCCTTTCCCCATGGTGGAAACTTGAATAGAAAGCCCGCCGCCTTGGGTGGGCGCTCCGACTTCTGCGGTCAGGCGTTTGATCTGGCTGTCGTCCTGATAGGCGATGCCGTTCAGCGCATCGATTGCGACCTTGAGCGCGTTGTCCAGGTCGATCAGCGTGTTGCTGGCCTGGCCGCGCTTCGTCAATTTCGGGTGTAGCGTGATGTCGACCGCAACATCGGTATCGGTGCGCCCTACCCCGGCCAGCTTGGCCGCCAGTGCGGCCTGACGAGCGAACGCGACCGCCTCGGCGGTCTTGTACGTCCGGCCGGTATGGCGCAGATAGCGGTTGAGGCTGGGGGGATAGGGGAGGCGGATCATTTCCGGTCTGTCTCCGGTGCGGTCGGATTGATGCCAGCGACGCGGCAGATCAAGATGGCCTCATGGCGCTTTGCTTGCGCCCACTGTTCGAGGAGGTCATTGATGAAAGCCGTTCTGCACTTCCCTGTGGCCTGGCAGTACCCGTCTAGGATGGAGACGACATCGGCCTTTGCCTCGAATCGTATTTCTGGCATCTCAGGCGGCCTTTCTTTCAGGCGAAGAAGACCAGCACACTTCTTTGTGCAGCGCGATAATCGCGTTTCCAAGCTCCCAGTTCGGGCAGCGACGAAGCCCCCGGTACAGGTAGGAGATGTGGCTTTGGCCGGTGTCGCACCGGTCAGCAATCCATTGCTGGCTCTTGCCGGTGTTCATCAGGTCTTGAATGAGTGCGGTCCAGTTCATGCGCCCATATTAAACGCAAGTGCGTTTGACGGCAAGCGCCAAAGCGCTAGCGATATCAATCACAATCGCGTTATGAGCACACTGAAAGATCGCCTCATTGAGGCGCGCAAAGAAGCCGGGTTATCTCAAGCCGGCCTTGCCAAGCTGGCAGGCTGCGGGCAAACCACTGTTGCCAGTATTGAGAACGGCAGGAACCAAGGCTCCACCGCCCTGGCGCGGATTGCCGAGGTGCTTCACGTCGAAGCGCTGTGGCTGTCAGAGGGGCGCGGCGAAAAGCGCAGATCAAAAGACACCACCCAGCCCGATCCCGCCAACGTCGCCCCAGCTGTAGAGCGCCAAAATCGCGTGCCGCTGGTGTCATGGGTTCAGGCCGGCGACTGGCGCCATGCGGCTGATCTGCTGCAGCCTGGCGAGGGATATGAATGGATCGAGACCAGCTTGACGATACGGGACCACACCTTCGCGCTGCGGGTGCAGGGCGATTCGATGGAACCTGAATTCACCCACGGCATGATCGTGCTGGTGGAGCCAGACATGGACCCGCATCCGGGTGACTATGTGATCGCCAGGAATGGCAGCGACGAGGCCACGTTCAAGCAGCTGATCAAAGACGGCACGGACTACTACCTCAAGCCGGTGAATCCGCGTTACCCCATCAAGCCATTGGGAACCGCGCGCATCATCGGCGTGGTGCGCGAGTCCGTGAAGAAGTACCGCTAACCACAGCCATCCCCACCAACCGCCTCCGGGCGGTTTTTTTCGTCCCGCTTCGTGCGGGATTTTTTTTCATCAATAAGCGCATTAGCGCTTGACATGGTTAAGCGCATTTGCGATTATTCACCCATCGCAGCAAGCCACCCACCCCCGAGCGGGGTGATTGCCCGGCAAAGCCGAAAAGCCTCCAAGGGAATGAGGTGAGTAGGCGGGACCGAACCGGCAACGATGGTGGGCTGCACCGCTCTTTAGGCCCAGCGCCACCCAGCCGCCAGCAGCAGCAGCGCGGCCCGGTACAAGTAGGCAGTAACAAAACGGGAAAGCCTCCCTGCCCCGATGCGGCCTGGCCAGTAACCAGGTATTGCATTCGGCGACGTGCGCAGAGGACGGGCACAGGCTGAACCGACCGCCCATTCGAAAGAGTGGGCACATTAAAGACCGCTCGAAATCGTGGTGACGGGAACCTAGGCCACGATCCAACGGACACGCGTACCCGGGAGCGGTCTTTACTGTGAAACCCCCGTTCGTAGCATGAGCCTGACATGTGGCAGGGGGGCAAGCCCTGCCGTTGCTTCTCCCGCCGTAGCTGTGCGGTTCGATCAGGCAACAGCAACAGCCAGCCCAGCCGGTCACAAGCCGGGAGACTGCCCAGCCGGGCAGCGGATTATGGGAGTCGCCCCGCCCTGGGGCCGGGAATACCAGGGACAGCCTGCCTCCTGGGCCAAGGAAACATTCAGGAGGGCCAACACTTGATTGCCGTAGGTCGGCGCGGCGACCTGAAAACTACCCGTATTGCTCCCGTATTGCTTGCGCTTTTCTCGAACAAGTCTGTGCGCGAGACGGCAATCAAGTGTTGGCGAAGTACAAGCCAGCAGCTGGAAGGCGAAAGCCTCTGCAGGGGCGAGTAATCAAGGCGCACCACGCCGGCTGAACCAGCCGGGACGCTGAACCATGACACCCCGGAAAGACGGGGACCAACATCGAAGTGGAATGCAGCACCGGCCACCAACAGCAGCGCAGGAAAGTAACGGCGCAGAGGGCCTGCTGCCCCTGTGAAGCGCCAGTAACCGTAGCCTGTTCGACGGTCAGATAGGCTCCCGCTGGATGGGTAAAAGCCAGCAAAAGCTGTAATCAGCGTCTGCTCTTGGGCGTAAAACCCCTATGACCGGACAGCGGCCACCTCTGCCAACAAGGCGGGGCGCTTGATGGCATCCGGTTTCGCGCACCGGAAGATTTCGCGGGGTGAAGACGGCCGGGCCGTCGGATGTCTTCCAAGCGTCTCACAGGGGTTCGACTCCCCCTCCCCGCTCCATAACACTCCTCCGCTGTTGTGCGGTTTATCCCCGGCCCGGTGCCGGGCTTTTTTGGAGCCAACATGTACCGCCAAGACCTGGAAGCCATGGGCGACCGCGCCTTTGATGCCGCACTGAATGCGCACCTCCACGCCATAGACATGGCGGAGGACAGAGAGGAATGGATTGAGCAGCGCGCCCTTGAACTGCGCAAGGCGCACGGGCCTTTTCCCCGGCTGAGCTGGGGGAGGCCCTGGATAGCCTCCACGGAAAATACGCGGCGGACCTGTTCAACGGGCCGCTTGAAACCCCGCTGGAGCTGATGGACTTTGCCCTGGCCACCCTGAAGGCCGTCGAGGATTACTGGGATGGCCACTTCAGGGACAAGGCAACCAGTGACTACTACGCGGAGCCGCGATTTTGAACCTCTTGCACATCCTTCAGCCCCCCGCCCACCTCACTGCAATTCCATGGCACCTTGCCAAACGCTTCAGTAGCTGGCCGGATGAATCCTTCCACGCCAGATCCGAACCAGGCAATACCCTGGTTTCAGAACTGACCGCCTACCTTCCATCCGCCGGATGGAAAAACGTCAAGGAGATTGCCGCCGCCCTTGGCCGCAAAGAAGAGTCCGTCCGTCGGGCCCTCTACAAAATCCGCACCAAAGGCAAGCTGGCAAAACTTGGAACACGGGCCACGGGATACCGTTATCTGTGGGTTGGAGACTTGGAAAACACGGAACAGGAAGGAAGCAAAACATGCTGAAAGACATTATCCGACTGCGCCGCCTTGGCTTTTCCTGGCGCCGCGCCTTTGACGTCTCCGGCGGCCACAAGCTCGTCGGCATCGGCCTGAACAGCCTGCTGGGCCTCCTGGCGGTGCTGGCCCTGCTGCTGACCTATAGCGCCATGCTGGAGGCAGAGACTCAGGAACTGGAAGCCAGGGCGGAACGGGAAACCCAGCAAGCCCAGAACGTCAAGAAAGTGCTGGCGGATGTGCTGAACGGCCAGCCATTGCGGGACAGTGAAACAGGCCATGTGTATTTCGTGGCAGTCAGCGAACAACGGGGGCTGTGATGTTCTCCAGCAACACAGTGGCAACAGACAAATATCGGCTGGATACCGCATCCGGCCATACCTCCACCCACACCAGCAACCGGCGCTGCTGCAAATGCGGCGCGGAGCGGCTGCACTGGCTGATGGAGCGCATCGGCGGGCACCCCAGCACCCGGCTGAATCCTACGAAGTGGAAGTGCAAAAAGGAGGCTGCAATGAATCTTGAGCAACTGACCGCCGATTGGCTGGCCGCAAAGGCGGCTGAAGATGCGGCCAAGGCACAGCGCTATGAGATTGAGAAGTCTCTGATTGCGCTGTTGCCTGCCAAAGAAGAAGGCTCGATCAGCGAGAAGGTAGGAGGTCACAAACTGACCATCACTTACAAGCTGGTGAGGAAGGCGGACACCGCAAAGCTGCGCTCTGCCTGGGGAGAGCTTTCAAGCGATGCGCAAAGCTGCTTCAAGTGGCTGGCCGAAGTGTCGCTTTCTGACATGCGCAGAGCAGACGAAGAGTCGCAGCGCGAAGCCGCGCAATACATCACCACCGGGCCGGGTAAGCCGGCCGTCAAAATCGAGGAAATCTGAACATGGCTATCAATCTCGCCAGTCTGCAACGCAACACCATCAAGCCGCCGCGCATCATCATCCACGGCGATGCCGGCATTGGGAAAACGACGTTTGCCGTCTGCGCTGATTCGCCAGTCGTCATTCAGACAGAGGATGGATTAGGCAGCCTGGATGCAACAGCATTCCCGCTGGCCCGCTCATTTACCGACGTAATGGACGCACTCGGTAGCCTCTATCAAGAGAAGCACGACTTCAAAACACTGGTCTTTATGCACTTTGGCTATTCATCGCATTAACCGGCATTGGAATTGTGCCCGACCAATATTATTGGAATGTGGCCGGGGTTCCGGTTATGGCTACCCAGGTTGCACTCATCCTGCTGATGGGGATTAAGTATTGAGTTTATTTCTACAATCTTAAAAAAACATTTCACCAAATTCAACAAATTACCCATTTGGGTGGATATTATTATTTGCGTTGTAATTTGGGCATCTGCCACGTTTCTTTGGATAGGAACTCCTTTCGGACATTAGTTTTTTGCTAAGGGCCCATTTGCTCCCAATAATGATTTCATTCCTTACAGCGACGCGGCCTATACGGATCTGGGCAGCCAGTACATGTTGATCGGCGAAGGCCTCAACTACCCTCTCTTCACTGAAAAACGCTATACGTTTTCTTTTTGGGCATTCTCCACTTTCTAGCCGGACAAAGTTATCTTTCAACTACTTCGCTGCAAATTGCCTTTTTTGCCATCTTTCCGGTCTTGTTTTACCTCTTTGGGAAAAGTTTTAAGAGCAGAACGCTTGGACTTATGTTGGCTGCCTTTGCCATCATTAAAGAACACAACGCGTTGATCGCCACTTTCAAGATTTCTGTTTCAAATTCACGTTTATACATGACCGAATTCCCCACAAGTATCATGATGCTGGCTTTGGGTTTATTGGTCTTCTTGTGGTTCCGTAAGCCCGGAAAGAAATATCTAATCATCGCTGCCCGGTGGTGTTTTGGGGTTTGCAACGATGATCCGTTCCAACCCTCTGGTGCTCTTGCCGCTGCTTTTGCTAGCAGCCTTTATTTGTTTATCAATTTAATTGGAAAAAATGGTTTCAAGCCAGCCTGATCTTTTTGCTGGGTTTCATCCTGGCGGTAGGCCCATGGTCAATTCGCAATCAAGTTCTGTTTAGCACAAATACTTACACACAAAAAATTCAGGCTGTGATAAATTCACGGTTCCTGCACAAACCGCTTGCACAAAACCCGACCGGCAATGGCTTTTATGATCTTTATTTGTTGAATACCGTACCTCCCTCAAACACTCTAGATTCGCCTCAGCTGACAGCGAAAGCCAAATAAAACCTACTTCTTTAATTGATGCAGCGCACATTGTTGCCGGACATTTTCTCTAACAAATGAAATTAAATCGCTTTT